TTCTGTTAGGAGAACTCTATCTCCAAGGGGTTTTACTAATCTTTCTGCCATTGTTTAAAATTTTGCTATGTGAGAAAATGTGGATTGTAACCAGTCCGTAACATTTGGAAATGCATCCAATATACGAGTTTTCAATCCGATTTTTAAAAATTCTTGCTTACTGAATTTATCCATTGGTTCGTTGTATCTATCCATAATTTTCATACGGAGGTTACCACTAAATGTTGGTTCAGATAATTGCATCAATTTACGATTTCTTTTTAATATTTCCAAATTATTTTCAAATAAATCGTGCGCTTTTGTTTTCTTTGGTTGTTCTTTAATATATTCTAACAAAGATTCCGTAGTTTGCGTTTCCGCTTCTGCTAATATTGGAAATGATTTGATAATCGTTTTTAATCCTAAACCACTAATGCCTTCAACATTATCAGATTTATCACCATCAATCATTCTGAAATTAATAAAGTTATGTGGATGAATACCGAATTCTTCTTTAACTTCATCAATATTGTAAACTTTCTTTTTAGATGGGGAGTATACACTCACATCTTTGTTTACTAATTGTAAAAAGTCCTTATCGGTACTCATTATAATAACCTTTTCATTTTCCTGCTTTAATTGAGTAGCAATGTATGCAATAACATCATCGGCTTCAATTCCATCGTAAATCATAATAGAAACGGGTAGAGCTGAAAGTAACTCACCTAATCCAAGCATTTGCCTTTTCATAGATGCGCTTTCTTCTTCAGGATTCATTTCAACCGAAGCGGCACGATTCAATCTCATTTTGATTTTGTTCTTACCTCTTTCAGATTTGTAGCCTGAATATATATCCTTTCTGCTTTGTGAACCCCCTTTACCATCGAATACTACGATTACTCTTGTAGGGTTTAATGTACGGATGGCGTAGCCGATACTTTTTAAAGTACCGACTATTCCTCCAATATGGTCACCATTCTCATTAAGATTAGGTGCAGTTGACCAAGAACGAATGAAGGTATTAAGACCATCAATAACTAAGGTTTTTGAATTACGATGTAAATCACCGAAACCTTTATGTTCTTCATCTATTTGTTTTAGTATATCTAAATACTTTTTATTAATCTGACTCATTTGCTTCGTCCGTTGTAACTTCAACTTCTTCCGAATTCGAATTTGATTTGTATTGTAAAATTTGTGCCTCACATATTCTGCGATATATTTGGTCTTTTAGTTCTTCGTTTTCTAACATCTTAGGAAAATCCTTAGATTGAAACTTCATAACTTCTCCAGTATCGATATCAGTATATTCATACCATGCACCACCTTGCTTAACAAGTTTTGAATCTTTCATAACTGCTAACCAACCTCCGTAGTTATCAATACCTCTATCAAAGAAGATATCAAAATCTGCGTGTCGTAATGGTGGTCCCATACGATTTTTAATAACCTGTGTACGAACTTTAATACCAACGATTCTATCACCGGCTTTAAGTTGCCCCATACTCTTTAATCTCAATCTAACTGAAGCATGGAATGCAAGTGCTTTACCACCCGATGTTGTCCAAGGGTCGCCGAACATTGCGTTCATCTTCTGTCTTAACTGATTTGTGAATACTAAAGCGATAGATTGTCTACCAATCATATTGGTAATCTTTCTCATTGCTTTGGAAATGATAATAGCTTTACCAGTCGCAAATCCATCTTTATCATAATCAGCTTCTAATTCTAATTTTGTTGATGCTGCTGCAACTGAATCTACTACAATTGTAACTAATCGGTTCTTATCACCCGTTCTTACTTTTTCAATAATTGTTTCACATGCTTCAAAGATACCTTCAACAGTATCAACTGAAACATATAGGAGTTTTGAAATATCTACCCCAATTGCCTCTAAAAATTCTCTACTAACTGCGGTTTCCGTATCAATCAATACTGCTACTCCACCTTTCTTTTGTGTTTCGGCAAGGAGATGGGCGGAGAGCAGAGATTTTCCACTCTGCTCTAAACCCGTAATCTCAGTAATACGACCAACTGGCAATCCACCATAAGGGCGATTTGAGATTGCTACATCCAACATTGCGTTACCCGTAGATAACCAATCTTTAACATTTGTAGGGGCATCGCCTCCTTCATCTGTCAGGAAGTATGCAATCTTACCATCCTTATTTTGTTTGTTTAGAGAATCGGCAAGTAAACTTGCTAAATCTTCTTCTCTTTTTGCCATTGTAACTGGTTTAATTAGTTGTTAAATAAATCATCGAATGCCGATGCTACATCATCTTTTGCTTTAGGAGCTTGTTTAGGAGCTTCATCTTCCCAAGGTAAATCATTTGGTAAAGAACCAATACCTACACCTGGAATCTCTTTAGCTTCACTTACCTTAGCAGGTTGTGCTTTAGGTGCTTCTAATGCTTCGTTTACAGGGTTACCTGCTCCGTTAGCCGGTGCTGATGGGTTTAACCAATTCTCTAATACACCTTTTAATTCATCATAAGATAATTCCTGATACAATTCAGTAATTTCTTTTTGTGAATCCAACATTTGTTGAACCTGAGCCGCATCATCTAAAATTTTAGAAGTTGCAGGTTTAACTCTGATTGTAGTTGTTGGATAAGCTGCATTTGATTCTTCAGCTGATACTACTTCTAATACGATATCTCTACCTGTATTTGGGTCAGTAATATCTCCGTAATCCGGGTCAGCGATGTAACCTAAGATGTCCTGATAAACAGTCTTACCAAAACCCCAAAACTTTACACCTTCGTTTTCTTTACCTCTTACGATAACAGGTGCAAATGTTCTTAATTTTGGCTCCATCTTCTTACCTGCTTTCCAATCATCAGTATCACCTGTTCGTTTAAGTTTTTCTGCAAACTCTACGATTGGGTCAGGTCTACCAAATGAGATAGGACTCAAATAAGTTTTGTTGTTAATGTTGTAGTGAAAATACAATTCGATAAAAGGATTATCCTTATTGAATTTGTAAGGAACTAAACGGATTTGAGATTTTCCGTTTGCCGGTTTCCAAATTGAATCCGACTTCTTTGTGTTGTTTTGAAGAGAGCTAAATCTCTTTAGTGCTAATGAAATGTCCATTGCTTTTTTTGTTTTAAGTTTTAGAAAATTGTTTTAAGTTTTAAGGTTTTATCCGGATACCTTCATATCTAAATATAACCTTTTTGCTTTTTGTTGTAACAAATATACAACTATTTTTTGTTATTTCCAAATAAATTGGGGAGTTTTTCTCTCCCCATTTATTATTAAAATACTTCATCACTTTTTGAGTGTAAATTAGCTTTAGAACTACCTACTACTTGCTCACTATTACCTTTGGTATATTTACTAACATGCGCTTTTGCGGTTCTACCTGTTGTTACATCACCAAAACTCATTCGTTTACCACTAAAGGCATCTAGCATATTTTGTTTAACTGCGGTTACTCGTTTCTGAAAGTTGCTCATTACTCTTTGAGTATCTACCAATGTTATAATACCCAAAGCCTCTAAATCAGATAAATAAGTTTTATCAAATTCGATAGCCATAATTTCTTGTTTAGATTTAAAATTCTGAACAGTTGGACTACGGTCTTTACGAAGGAATCCATGCTCATTCTCCCAATACTTAGGTAATCCCTTTTTATCTAAGATAGCTACATCTTTACCAGATATATCTTTTTTAGTCATTGGTATTAATTTACCTTTTGTATCATAGATGTATCTATCTCTATCTTGTAGTTTGGTAATCATAAGTTGTAAGCTATGTAACAATTCACCCTCTCTACCATCATTGATGATAACATATTTACCTCTATTTTTCAGAGCCGGAGTATTCCCCATAATAAGGTTTAAATAAAATCCTGCTAAGTTTAAGAACCCTACCCAAGATATATTAATTTTATATTTACTATTTGGTTTGTATTCTAGTAAAGCACCATATGCTAATTTATAGAATGATGTTGTTAAGATATCTCTATCTCTTTTAGAAAGGGATTTTGATGCTGTAAATAATGAATCCAAAGCCTCTTTACTATAAAAGTTTTTAAATGGATTATCAATCTTTTTTAATACATTTGTATAATAAGATACAATAGTTGTTAATAATAACAAATCACCTTTTGCTCTTTTGGATTGGTCTTTATCCTTACTATATCCTCCAAAGTATTCAAAGAATTTGAATATTTCAGGATTAGTGTCAGAATTTGTTAAACTTCTAATGTATCTCGCATTCGGAGACATTGTACATATACGAAGTTCCATATTATATAATACAAGTCCACTATTAGTAGTAACAAATGTTTCTTGTAAAGTTTGAATATCACCTGTTGTAATTACAACTACTGAAATTTTTTGTGATAAAATAAATTGTTTAAGAGTATCACTTAATTCCGAAAATGCTTTTCCAGAAACATCAATAGCATTTTTTTGATTATCTAAGAATAAGGAATTGAATCCAGCGTTTAATGGGAATCTAATAATAGATTTGATATTTTTTGGAGCAAATACTCTTTCAATTACATCATCTCTATGTTTACCATCGATTAACAAATACTTTTTGTTATCATCTAACATAGCTTTAAAGTAATCTATGTTTTCATTAATAGATTCTTTTACATCTTCATCCATAACTTCTTCACATTCTGCACATAAAATATCATGTATTGATTGAATGTCTGCAATAATGAAAGTTGAAGTAACAGATGTACCCGTAACTAATCGTTTTAAATACGATTCGATTTTAGCGAATGTCCAAGGTTCAAAAATTCTTTGAATTAGGTCCTCATCTACCGTTAAATAAGGTTGAATGTGTGTTACCCACCATCCGATGGTCATG